CATCACACTTCGGGTCCTATTAAGAAAATCGGCCTCACTTGTATCAAACTTCCCTCTCTGTGTAGCATAGGCACCCATCATTGCATACATATGCTCTATGCCAGCAAGCCGCGGAACCACAAATGGTTGTCCCCCTAATATTGCGTTCTTTAAGTAGTCTCTAAAAACATTATTTTCTCCTATAAACGTGAAACTATGATTCGTATCGGGTATTTGGTTCTGATTTAATGGAGCTAAGACATAATAATAAGGCTGAGGTGTCTTAGGCGTCGAGTCATTATACGAGCGAATATTGGTGGAATGGTTATGATATGACTTTATTAGCTTTGGCAAGTTATATACCTCATAACCAAACACATGTGCTAAATACGCAAAAGTATTATCACAACCAGGAACTCCTAATTGGAAATCACATACATCGCGTTCAGTTTTTCCAACATTAAAATTTGAGTGCCAAATCCATGTGTCTTGGCTATTACTCTGATATTCAAAGATTGGACTTTGTGATACGCTACGTCCTGGTTTATACTCATATCTTAATAAACAAAACATCCCTTTCTTCTTTGAAATCCCGGATTGCCGAATTGCATCAATAGATTTGTCAAAAAATATATCCAAGTTTGACAACACAATGAATCCATTAATCTTTTCTTGTTCTACTACATCAAAAACACTCTTATAATCAATACGCTTTCCTATAATAATTTGTTGAATTTTTGAAGAATCAGTCCCTAATTCAGTAGAAGTATATAATCTCTCATTAAGCAAAACAATTTTATCAATAAACGGGTTATTACAGTTAATTTTCAAACTTGTTTGTAACTCAACCATCCTGTTTGTTTTAGTTACTGTGAAAAATTGAGTGATTAAAATAATTTTATCATCAACACGTTCACCTAACTCAATTGGCTTTGAAATATGCCAAAATGGATTTGACTTTATCATACCTCCAGCTGTTTTTTGGGAAATTTCACTAAACCGCTTACTAGTATCAGACAACCACATTGCCATTGTTGAATTAACTTTATTTAATCGGTCTTTTATTTGACTCTTTGAAACCGATGTATTCGGATTATTTAACATTGAAAACATATCAATTCACTGATGTTACACATTAATTATTGTTTAAGTTCAGTTATTGCTTAGTCATAAATCCCAAACCACCTCTTCTCATAAACTGCGCTCTTGATGGAAAGCCACGGATTGGTATATTATTTGCCTTGTTCTCTAAAACAATAGGTTCTTGTCCTTGCGTTTGACGTGGAGTTTGTATCATCTTATTCAAACCCATTTTAAATATTGCTGGCTTTGAATTAATTGGTTTATTGGTCAACATATTTACATCCATTCGGTTTTCATCAGAAACCCGCGTTTTTGTATTAAAATCTATAAAATTCACAAACTGATTATCCCAATAATACTGAATGTCTTTAATTGAACTGATTCCATCAGATGAGTCGTCGCTTCTCAATATTTGCTTCCAGTTGCGATTTACACTTTTCACAAAATGGTCTACTGATTGAAATATGTTTGGATGTCCTATAGGAAAAAATACTGACCTATCAATCCTAATATTTGCCTTTATACATCTATTTTGTAGTATATTGTCCTCATATCCATAACTCCATAAACATGGAAACCCATTGATTCTTTCAAAATCCTTTCCTGTCATTGAAACAATTCCACCTAGTGTGTGCTTAAATCCATAAAAGTGTTTGACAACACCATGATTCGTTTCATAATTTAGTAGTCCCTTCCAACAAGGAAATGTATCAACATCATGAAAAACAAATGTAATGTCTTGATACTCATTTATATATTTGTCTCGCATCGCAATAAAACCAAGGTTTTTGACAGCTCCACGATTAAATGGTCTTTTATCAGACTGATGAGCAATACATATTTCATAAATAGATTCATCATAATCTTCCATCAAATGTTTCATCATTATTCTAAATACGTTTAATTGAGCCGCACGGTCACGATAGGGCACAATAAAAATTATTTTGGGTGCCATTTGAATATGCTAATATCTTACACCTACATAATAATATTGTATTTTCTAACGATTTGTGAAGGAAGCAGCTCTGCTTTTATGCTATCGAGCTTCTTGAAGCATTTATTAATTGTCACTTCACTAATACTTGTAATTTTATTAACTTGTTGCTTTGTTATGTCAAGACAACAACTATGTGCTACAAAATAAATAATACCAGCTGCTATAGAATGTGGCGTATTTTCTGGAATATACTTATTTTGCTCAATGCGAAGAGCTATAAAACGACACAGCTTTATCAACTCTGCGCACAAATTAAGCTTACTACAATAGCGTTCAATGAATGTTTCTGGTGTTGTTTGACTTAAACATGTTTTATCATCATCGCTCACATCCTGTTCCATTTCTTCAATAAGAGTTAATGCTGTCTTACATCCTTTAGTCGCACTTGCTTTATCTAACATAAATATATCTGCTATCTCTTTAGGAGTTCTGGGACAATCATTGATTTTACACGCTACATAGATACTTGCCGCTATAATACCATCACGGTTTAGACCGCGAAACGTTTTTCGCTGACTAATACGCTTGTGCTCACGCATCGCATCATCAACTATTAACTTTGATAATCCAGCATGATGCGCCATGGTGCTAATGCGCTGGAACTCCTCGTATTGAGTCTTTTCTCTATGTGGCATTGACTGCCACTCAGCATATCTTCTAATTTTTCGCATTTCATATGATGAACCACTTTTACATAATACTTTGCATCCGTAAGATGACTCTTCTAATAGTGGATTGATAGGCATACCACATCTTGTCGGATCCGCACCTCCGCCATCTTCACCTCCGTGAAATCTCCATTCCGGAGAATGATCCAAAGAATCCTTGTATATCAATCCACATTTATTGTTTGTGCAAGCAAGAAATCGTTCCTCCGTTACTGCTAATCTTGACTCACATACGTCACAATATTCTCTTTCTCCTGATGTTCTATAAACACATTCTATCGGTCCTTCTTTTGTACCTACTACTTTGTCAAACTGACTCCATAGACTACTCCTATCAATATGTTGTTTAATACGCTTTGTCTGCTTCGTCTTTAGAGTTGTAGTCATAATTGTCGTCGGCTCTGTCTACTATATATAGTTATATCCCTATTCAATTTTATCCGCACTATTTATAAGAAATGGGCAATAATACATCAAAAACTGATAATCAAGCCAGATTAAAAACGCTTCCTCAAGTAGTTGATTATATCGCAGCAAACTATATTCTAACGCAGAGTTTTGAGGATATGGAGAATTTATCTAACCCAGCTTATTGTGATAAGCTTGTTGTTTTAACTTCAAAGGTTATTGGTGAAAAACTTAATGATATGGAAATTAAGTATTTAGCGCAAAAGCTAAAACAAGGTGTAGTTGTTAATGAGATGACTAAGGACAACGTTATTTTCTTTGAAAAAGATGATTTAGCCAAATTAGATGTTAAGAACCAAACAAATAAGCGTCGTTTGTGTATTGGTATTGCTAAGTTTTATGTAAAGGTGGCTCATTTGTTTGCCGCAATTGTTGGCACTATTAATCCCGTATATACATTCAAAAACTCTGTTGGTCAGAAAGAACAAGTAACACTTCTCAACAAGAAACAACTTCCAGAGAATGCTGATGTCAAACTAACCAAAATTGGATTATGTAGTTCAAGAATTAATGCGCTTCTCAATGGACAAGACTTAGAAGGTGACCAATATGGTAATATTACCATTGACCCTAAGTTCTGTAACATAAATCTTGACAAAAAGTCTCAGACAACCAAGAATCTTCGTCAGGAACCTGGTATTCCTGAACTCAAACACTTGTATAATGACAAATATGATTTTGACCTCGGTGGATTCAAGTCAATGACTCCTGAAATGCAAAAGGTCTACCAAGAAGATGTCAAACGTTTCTATATGGAATTCACTGGACAAAAAACTGTTCCTGAAGATATAAAGAACTTCAGTGATATTAAACTTAGACCTTATCATCAAAGCAAAGATTGTGGCCCCGGCGCATTATTTACAAAAAGCTACACTGGAAACCTTAAAGAAACATTATTCAAGAAATATGCTGATACTGTCAAAACAATGATAACAAATACAAAAACATCACAAGAAAAATTACTGGATATTTTAGATGATTTATTCGTTTTCTCGTATGACAGAGTAGAAGCCAAACACCGGATTATAATTAATCCTTCTCTTACTTATGATGGTTTACAGAAATTGGTAGAATTAGCTCGCCAAGAAATTACTAATCTTTATTTGACATGTGAAAAAGACTTTGTGGATGCTCTTGAGATCTTTGAGGCAATTGTCCAAAAGCAAGTATTAGATACTACTAAAGCTCAACTGGCTAATCTTGATAAGTCTATTGACTTGGAACCTTCAAAACCTATGCCAGCTGCTCCTGAAATTGAACAAGGTAGTTCTACAGTTCCACAAGTACCTGATAAATTTCCTGTAGAAGCTGAACAAATCGCAAAAGCGCCTGTGGCTGCGCCTATTCCCACTGAAACAGTTGTTCAAAATATTACTAATCCTATTGAAGAAGAAGCAAATAAAGTTGAAGAAAATATCGAAAAGTCAAAGGCAGAAATGAGTCTTAATATGCAACAGTTTAGGCAAAAAATGTAAAACAAAAAGTTAGTAATCTAAATATTTTGTTTTCCATAATGCTCACTTTTTGTGTTTTTCATCTTCCAAGTAGTAATTTTCTTAGTTCTATTATCTACTTTAATAATTTATGATTCTATCCCTTTCATATGGCAAAATACCATATTCATTGTACTCATATTCTGCTTTCTTGTAATCCTGATCCCAAAAGTAGTCATCGACCTCAAGCCAATTATACAGTGGAACATCACATCTACGTTTTTCAAAAGGAAGATACCTTACTTTGATAATGTTTCCAACTACGCGATTTCCTGAAAGAGTTTCAAGTGGTTCGTTGCGAATCTCATAAATCTCTGCTGTTGAACCTACACCATAAAGAATCAAATCCTTCATATAGGGGCGAATCCATTTTTCTTCATTATTATAGACCAAAGATTCATTGCTATCAGCTTTTGTATTTTTCTTGTAAGAACGAATCAAGTCGGCTGCGTCATAGAGAACAGCAAATGATTCTTCAATCTCTTGCTCATTTAAAGGCATTCTCATACTCTTATCACGCAGTTGTTCCATTTGCTCACGACAATCAGCTAATAACATCTGAACTTTTTTCATATAGGCATCCTTTGTAAGCAGATTGCTGCCTGGCGTTTTACCGCCATACATTTGATGGGGATAAGCCGACCAGTTGTAGTTGGTAGCGTCTCCATAAGTGACCATAGACTGGATTGACATGCTTTCTATTATTTGTTCCTAAAAACTGTTGTACCTATGAAACATCAAAAACTTTTCAATTTTCTGTTTGACCAGTGCTTTTGATTGAGTTTTTGACAAGTTTTTCTGTGCTATATACATAGATATGGTTCGCCGTTCTTCCAGAAAACATACTCGTAGAGCTTCCAGAAAAACCAGGACTAGGCGTCATAGTTCCCGTAGACATACACGTTCTCAACGCAGAACTAATAGACGTATGTATCGTGGTGGTTCTTATGCTACTACTCATGATTATAAGTCTGGTGATTATAACCGTGCCAGTGACCAACTTCTTATGGCTAAAAACCCAGCGACCTATGAGCAAGCTTTGAATGCTGCTAACACTCCTGTTCCCGGAGTTAATGTTGCCCATACTGGAGGTCGTAGAATGAGACGTATGAGGAGAAATAGTCGCCGTCGTCTTCACATGATGGGTGGAGGAAATATGCCATCTGGAAATTGCCCTACCTGGCATGGTGCTGGAGGTCCTTGTATTCCCCAGCCAGTAGCCTATAATGGCCCTTATGGGGCAATCCCTATTCACCAAACTGCTGGCTTATATCCTAAGCAAGTATAGAAAGTTGAATACAAATATGCTATATATTAATTTTTATGAGGAAAAACGTTTTCTACAATTAATATATAGTATATCATGTACGGTGGAGCATTCACTGAAATCGATCTATCTAATAAGCAATGCGATGACCTGGTAATGGGAACTGAAGAACTCATTCCCACATTTCTCGCTTTGAGCCAAGATAATATAGTATTTAAACAGCCAGAAAGCGATAACTATTTATGCTCGAGTAGAGAAGATATTAAAAAACAGATGAGTGACCCTGCTAACCTTGTTTTGCCTTGTACAGCATCAACTTTCGCTCTTAATATTACTCCTAACATGGTGTGTGGACTAAAAATGAGCAAGCTACAAGCTTTAGGAGTAGCATACGGCGGATACGTACCTTTAGAGAACATTGTTGATGTTGTTGCTAACTCAACTGAGCAAATATTCCAGATTGAAGACTATGACAGCCCTATTACTGTTAAAGCTATTGCTGGTTTACGACTGTTCCCTGAATATGCGCCGGAAGAAGTTCGTGTTCCCTTTTATCCGAAAGAAGATGAAAATAACGATTCATATGTGCGGCGACTTAATGAATGGGGAGCACAGAATAATCAACCAAATATCGGTGATAGATGGGAGGACGCAAGCCAGTTATTGTTGGGAGCGACTCATTGTCAGTCAGGCTATGAAGGTCAACATATTTTCAGAATTGTCAGCTCGTCAAACCCTGAATACAGAATTAATCCAAGACTCCTTCAACGAATGAAAGAGACTGGCTGTATTATGGCTGATTACTTACCTACCATAACAGATATAATTCCTCAGATTGACTGGGAAAGTGAATATCTTTACCAAGACACAGCTGAGTATACACCTGCAAGAAGGCTGTTTGGATTCTCTATGGAAGAAGACAAAGATATCCGTGAACAGTTTAGTGACCTATTATCTGAACAGTTAGGACGCAATAGAGTACTATCAATAGACGAGAATATTTCACAAGGTGAAACACAAACATTATCGTTCTATGGGGACAAAACTGAAGATATTTTTCGGACAATTAACCAATCGTCTACAAACGATGTTAATGAAATAATGACAAACAGCTATTTATTAGCTATTACATCGCCCGGGGAGGATGATGATTCCAACATTGGTCTAACTTACATGACAAATATAGATGGCACATATACTGCTTCTGTTGATGGCCATCCAAACATAATTGTTATGAATATTGATAACGATACAAAGCGTAAAAATGTTTATAACATTCTGAAATTTATGAATGATAATACGGAAAGGAGGACTGAGCAAATTGAAGAATTTGTTGACAACAATAATAATGAACTAACAGTTGATGTTGACTTACTTAAGGTTATCGTTGCGACAATTCGTCCTGTAAATAACTCAAATCGAGATGAGAATACTCGCGTCATTTCTATTATTGCGTCAGACTTACTTAAAGCACTAGAATTGAATCAAGCCGAATGGGAGCAATGGTATTATAAAAATGTTGTGGAGCGTTCTGTTAATAACAATCAAACTGCTTCTCCTAACAATATAATCCTCTATGACTTTAGCATAGTTGATGAAAACACGGGTATTAATGTTGAAACAAGTATTTGGAACCCAACAGCTGGTTCTATAATCCAAGAGAATAATTACACAGTAGACATTGGATATCTAGAAATAATTAAGTTTCCAGTTTTAGATAATGTAAATTTTGAAGGCGTTGAGACTCAAATTGGGCAAACATTATCACCCATCGCGTCCCCATCTACCTCGCCATTAGCATCTCCATCAATGTCACCGATTTCTATCAACGACTTCACCCCAAATAGTTCTAGTTTAAGTTTAGCTTCAGAGCCATCTACTCCAGACTTTTCAGGAGGCAAGAAACGTCATCAGACGAAGTCTAAAAGAGGTAGAAAAGGCAAAAAAGTAGGAAAAGTCAAACAAACCCGCAGACGCAAAAATAATCGCAATAAATAATAGAACATAAAATGGAGCTTACCCGCGGTTATGGAATTCTTGTCTTTTATGGTATTCTTGCCATAATTACAGCAGCAATCGGTCATTATTTTGACAAAAGAAATGGATTTAGCAATGGATATATTGTAGGTGTTGTAGTCTCAGTTTTACTTTGGTTCACATATGGGAAGAAAGCATCTGGTTTGTAATTCTATTCCTGGTCAAACAAGCTTAAAATAATATATAGAAAAACTTTATTAATGAAATATCATCTTTCGCAGAAGGTAATGAACCTATGGGTCAATAACAAGGAATATTGCTCATTTAAAGATCCGATTAAATTTCTTTTTTATTTTTTGGCTGCCTATGATAAGCGGTTTGATGCGATTGCTCTTAAATTAAATATATATGATATTCAGGATGATGAGATACCTCCTGCTGCCGAAGGCGAATTGAATGTAATGACTTGTGTTGAAAATTGTATTGTAAATACACATTACGCTCATCACACTAAATATGGAGATTATGGAGACCCAAATGTTGACATATACTTATATAATCATATTGATGAAATGGTAAAGACTAAGAACTACTTGGCGATTCCTTTTGTTTGGCTACGGATAGCATTTTTTCAAAATTTTTATGAAACTATTAAGCCAACCGTTCCACTAACCTTACCGCGTAATAATTTTGCTATCTTCATGACACCAAACTTTAGAAATTCAGATGTTAAAAAGAATGTTGTTAATATTGTGAATAAAGTTGGTCCAGTTCATTCCATTGTTCAGTATAGACAATCTTTATTTCATGAAAGTCAGTGGTTTACTGAAAAATTAAACAATTTTCTCAATTCTTTTAAATTTGTAATTATGTGTGAGAACTCAGAAGCCCCAGGTTATATTTCCGAAAAAATCTTTATGCCTCTATTCGCTCGTTGTATTCCTATTTATTGGGGAAACAATCCTGAAAAATACTTTCAAGATGGAAGCTATGTTGATTCTAAGAAGTTGACTAATGACGAGTTGTATTCTACTATTAAGGAACTTGATAGAAACGACGATTTATACCAAAAGATGCTTGAACATCCTAAAATAAGACCAGAAGCAGATATTGATCATGTCGAACCTTTAATATCATTTATTAAGGAACAATTATCTTCTTGACAAAAAATTAATGTTTTATATATATATAATGGCACGTTCCATGAAGAAGACTAAGTCGGCCTCCAAGCGTCGCGCATATGCAAAGCACCGTAAGTCATCACATTGTACTACCAAGAAGCGTGGAGCAGCTTGCAAGCGCACTCCTGGTTGCAAGTGGGCCAGAGGCAAGAAGCGTTCCTTCTGCCGTCGTGGTAGCAACAAGAAGTACTAAATGCTAACAAGGAAAGTCTTTACCTTATAATATCTCAAAAATAAGTATTGTAAGGTAAATCACTTAAAGGTGTCAACGATTATTTTTGAAATGAAGAAAGAGCGGAAGTTTTTTCTTACATTCGGTGGTGGAGAACCGAAGTTCAATTACCATCTTGGTCGCATCTGCGACGAAGCAGACCGACTTAATGTGTTCGATAAGATAATTGGGTTGAATGAGCAATCACTAAAAAACGATAAAGAGTTTTATAGTAGGCATGGTAGGTTTGTTCAACACAACATTAGTAAAGGATATGGACGATATATTTGGAAAGCTCATATTGTGAAGAAAGTTATGGACACTTTTATGGAAGACGACGATATTCTGGTTTACGCCGACTGCGGTTGTACGCTAAATCCCAATGGGAAACAGCGTCTTGAGGAGTATTTTCAAATGGTAAGGTCTCACGAAAGTGGTATGCTTGGGATAGCATTAGAAAATGAGAAAGGTGAATCTGCACTTACAGAAAAGAGGTTCACAAAGGAAGATGTGTTTGATTACTGTAACATAGATGCGAGTAATCATAATGTAAGAGATACAGCACAGCTCATATCTGGCACACTTGTAATTCGCAAGTGTCCAGTCTCCACTGAAGCTATAGAAGAATGGAAAAGAGCATCAGAAATATACAATCTTATTGATGATAGTCCGAGTAAAAAGGAAAATGACCCTTCATTTGATAGTCACAGACATGATCAGAGTCTATTCTCGGTAATTAGAAAAAAATATGGCTATGTTAAAACGTGGGACGAAACTATGACATTTACCAGAGGCGGCCCTCTAGGGAACAAGCCTATTTTGGCTACAAGGCTTACACATTTTAGTCGAATACCATATAATTTAGTTTAATTATAAATCTAAGTAATATTAGATTTTACCAGTATAAGAATATTTTACAAATGTACTTATGCCTGAATTACATTTCATAAGCTATGGTGGAGGCGCTCCAAAGTATTATCAGTGTTTGAATAATCTATGTATGAGTGTCGACAAGACTAAGATCTTTAATACCATAAGAGGCTATACGGACAAGTCATTGCGAGATGATCATGAATGTCCTGGATTCTGGAGCAACCATGGAGAGTTCATAGCAAAGTGCGAAGCTAATAAGGAGCGAGGATTTGGTTATTGGTTGTGGAAACCTTATTTGACAAAAAAGCGTTTGAGTGAGATAGCAGAAGGGGATATTTTGGTCTATATGGATGCTGGTTGTATATTTAATCCAGATGGGATTCCTAGATTGTTTCAATATGTCGATATGGTTAACAATCATCCAACTGGTACTTTAGGATTTTTACACAATAAAGAATGGACTCTTGATCGTCCTGAAGGTCTTTTGGAAGAAGAATTTACGAAACGTGATATGTTTGACTGGTTCTATCCAGATGGAGATTATGAATTCGCTAGAAATAGAACTCAGATGATAGGTGGAATATTTATGATTCGGAAATGCCCTACTTCAGTGAGTCTTGTTGACAAGTGGTATAATGCGTGTCAAAACTATGACATATTGCGTGATGAACCTAATATCGGTCCTAAGTTACCTAAGTTTAGAGAACATCGTCACGACCAAAGCGCGTGGTCAATTATCCGTCACGATGCTGGCAGTATTCTGATTGATAATGAGGTTTATTTTGGCGGAAAATGGCAATCTCAAGAAGCACTTAAATATCCTTTTTGGGCATTTCAGATGCCTCATAAAATTAGATAATAGCTTACATTTTATTCACAATTTCATCGAGAACCACATTCTTCGCAACTACTTTACGGATTTGCTCATTGCCTTCTTTGTCGTGTGAAGTGAGTTGCCTTACAAGTTTCAAGTATTCATGCGTCAAACGTTCATCTTTGTGCCAATTAGGATGAATTTGTTCCCATTGGCTCATTAGCATTATCTGTTTTTTCGCGACGTTGTCAATTTCATAGTCCAACTTGCCACCGTCTTTCTCCCATTTATCTGAATCACGAATATAAATTTGTGTTCCGTGTTGGTCGCCACAGTGAATTGGTCTTTCTTTCGGGTCCATAAATTCCAAGTTCTTAAGAAAAATATTACTTACCCCTTTCACATAGCCTTCATCTGCTGTTAAACTTAAATCATCTAATGAGCATTGAATTTTTCGCACAAAATCTCCCAAATTCATTGCTTCTGCATAGTTCTGATTCAAATATACATTGACGTTTACCGTATTATGATTAGCGTTAATCACTGCATTATCGCCAGTTGATACAATAATAGGTTTGTCTTTGAGCGCAGCAATTACAGTATCTTTGAGCTTGGTATTTTCTTCCATTAGTTCGAATGTCTTTTTATCAAGAACAATATGAGTATTTACAGATTGAGATTTTTCCAACAATTTATCAACTGAAGTTGTAGATTCTTTTTTTATATCGCAAGCTAATCTCTGTTCTTCCTCATTACTCTCTCCTACCATTATCTCCTCCTTCCACTTTTTCAAAATTGAACAAGTTTTTCTATGCCTACTTAAACTTGGCATACTAGAATATGACTTACCACAATGACATACATACTCGGAAAATGGTGTCGTCAGTATTTTGGACATTTTCCTCTTAATTTGTATTATAGATAACATCTTATGTTTCTTCGTGTCAATGTGCATATTCCAATGTCCTCTATGAGACGTAAAGTAGTCACAAATTTTACATTGATAATTTTGCTGATTTTCGTCGTCAGTTTTAGTGACAGGCATTGTATACATATTAACATAAAATCCTTCTAAGTTTCTTCAAAAAAGTTGAAAAAATTATTTTTTTTCAAGTTCTTACCATAATGCTCTCATTTTTGAAGATATTTGTTTGTCATTTTATTAGCATAAATGGTAACATTCTCAGAATGAAAAATATTATTTTTTCGATTTTTCGTGAGACCATGACGCTCTCAAAATTTGCCGAATCATCTTAATTTTTTAAAGCTTAAATGGTAACATTCTCAGAATGAAAAATATTATGTAAATATCGTCCTTTTCCAAAACCCATTCAGAATCCTCCTTTTCTTGGAAGAAAATCCCCAAAATTTCCAAATGGGTTTTGAAAATAAGTGAAAATATTTTTTTTTTGAAATGGCTTGTGAACATGTAAATAAATTTAAAAATTGAGAAATTGACACCATAGATGATTTGAATATATGATGTCAAATATAAAAATATGATTTACACAGTGGAATCATTTCTGAGAACATTTCATTTTGCGATATTTATTTGCTACATAAGTCTTGCTTCGTACGCATTGCTGATATCCTGCCAGAAAGTTTGGCTGAATTTTGCGAGCAATGGCTTGATTAACGTGGGTCTGTAAGTCGTGAAGACCATTAGACAATGTAATGAGAGTTTTGTGACCTATTACACTCACACTCTTTAACTTTTGTGTCCTTTTAAGACTTAGTTTCAGGTTTTCATGGTTTGCTTTGTATCTATTGAGTAAATTCCGAAGTCTTTGGACAGTAGCTGCATAAGAAGATAGTCGTTTCTGTTTGGTTGTGACATTACTGCTGGTTTGGGCTTTAGCACGCGCATATGCTCGTTCTATATCGGTGATCTCTTGGTGAACTTGTTTACGCATCTGTTTGATTTCAGTAACAATCGCATTATATTGAGTTGTATGTGTCTTCAAGCCAGCCGCTTCTTTTTCCATGCGGTTAATATATTCTAACTCAACTTTGATAAAAGCACGCTGGCGTTTAAGTGAATCAATTAACGCTTTGTTATCAGAATGTGCTTTGCTGAATGTTGCTTTGTATAAATTATATGTTCGAACTGCATTTTGAAATTGTATATTAGTCTTCTTCAAATTAGCTTTACTTTTTTGAACAGTTCTCTCGATTTGTTTTTGTTTACTTTTTTCGGTATGAGTTAGCAAACTAGATGACTTAAGTTCTTCGTCTAGTTCACTTCTCACCTGTTTCATGAACAAATGTATCTTATCGTATGAACGTTTATTAAATTGAATATTTGGTCTGACAACCTTAGGCTTATGAAGTGTTAAACGACAAAAGACTCTGTTATGATTATTATAGTCTTTAGTCCAAAACCATTCGGCAGTATTAGGTATATTTGGTCTTTTACTTCTTCCTACTCGCATCCATACATTATTTTGATTATTACGTCCATATGATTTAGCTACAGGCCAACTCTTATCATTGAATCCAACTTGATTCCAGTTTTTTGGAACATTACCACTATTATATTCTTTACAACGCCATTGAGATGCTTTAGATGGTTTGTTGCCAAAAGAACCAATAATAGCTGCTGGACCACCTCTATCTATAGCATCAATAGCAATTAAATCAACCCGCGCAATAACAGGATTAAATGAGTATGTGGTTGTCCAAGAATTTCCGCTACCAATTTTTTTACCATTAATAAACAGTGTAAATTCATTATCGGCAGTCATTTTAATAGGATATGTGCGTTTGACAGTAGCTCTTGCTCTTGCTCTTGCTTGTGCAGCAGCTTTTGCTCTTGCTTGTGCAGCAGCTCTCGCTCTTGCTTGTGTGGCAGCTTTTGCCCTCGCTCTTGCTTGTGCGGCAGATCTTGCTCTTGCTTGTGCAGCAGCTCTTGCCCTCGCTCTTGCTTGTGTGGCAGCTCTTGCTCTCGCTCTTGCTTGTGCAGCAGCTCT